CGAGTACGAGTGGAAGGATGAGAAGCAGTGCGAGAAGGCGTCGACCGAGGACGTGGAGAACACTCGCAACATCTCATTGGCCGGCTGTCGTGACCTGGGCTACAACCCGGTGTACTGCAATTGGGATGCGTGGGCGGGTCATTGGAAACCTTTGTGTGCTGGCAAACCTGTGGTCTATGGGCCAGAGGATGTCAACAAAAAGTACCTCAAGGCTGTCCAGACGAGGACACATCAGACCATGGAGATGGGTGGTGCGATTCCCCTGAACTCCGAACTCGGCAAGCGTATTATCGGCGAGGATCCTACTGTCGTCGTTGGTCCCGACAAAAGCAACGGGAGCCAAAAATGACCGACAAGCGAAAGTGCCCGAATTGCAAAGCGGAGTATCCTGCAGATGGTACTGCATTTTCTCCCGGTGCGATTCTATGCATGTCGTGCGTCGATCAAGAGCATGGTCTTCGTGTTGCGTTGAAGGATGAGATCTCGGCGCAGCATGAAGAGATTGTTGCTAAGGCTTTGGCGAAGCGTGACGAGCAGGTGATCGATATGATCCACAAGCTCGTTAACGCTCCTGCCAAGGCGGAGACAGGTGCCCCTAATGTCGTCCAACTGTGGGAAGACGTTGCTCGTGCGTGGGGCGGTACGGAAGGGGTCGCTGCCGAGGCATTGATCCTTTACCGATCAGCCAAACCCACTACGCAGCAGAAGATCCTACAGATGGTTATCGGCCTGGGCGTCAAAGCCAATGAGACTGGTCACCTGAACAAAGACGTTGGCGAGATGACGACCAAGCAACTCAAGTCGACGTTATTGAAGTTGATCGACGAAGAACAGAAGAAGGCAGATGTCCGAGAGGGGTTGATCGCCCTGGAGGAGGCTGCTGATGTTCAATGATATCGTACGCCAGAGAATAACGGAACGATCAAGCTACGAGGAACGTCGCTCCGCTGAGATCCTGAGTGAACTCGGCCAGCGGCGGATGGAGGCACTCAACCTCTACGAGCCTCAGCCCTTTCAAGAGAAGTTCCACTCCTGCCGCACCAGGGAAGTCGCGTTGATCGCTGGCAACCAATGCGGCAAGAGTCTCGCTGGTGCAATTGAGGTCGCGAGGTGTGCGACCAACTCAGACCCACACGATAAGTATCCTGACTCTGGGCTTATCGTTTGCGTTGGTCTTGATGAGAAGCACATCACGCGAATCTACGACTACCTGTTCCGAGGTGGTGAATTCAAGATGATCTGGGACGACAATGTCGGGGACTACGGTGACTACCGTGTGTTCGACCCTGTCAAAGACGAGGGGCGTGAGGAAGAGGCGAAGGGTGTACCTCCGCTGATCCCACCACGGTTCGTTAAGCATGTCGCCTGGATCTCTAAGAAGGAACGTACGTTCTCCAAGGTCGTACTCCACAATGGCTGGGAGATTCGAGCATACGGTTCCCGTGGCGAGCCAGCCGCAGGTTTCAAAGCTGATCTCGTCTGGATCGACGAAGACATCGTTGTCCAATCCTGGTACGACGAAATGCTTGCACGTCTCTCCATGCAGAAGAAGGGCCGGCTGATCTGGACTGCCATCCCGCTGTCGAAGAACGACGCGATGGTCAACCTGATCCGGCGTGCCGAGGAGGAAGCAGAGAACGCAGACCCCGAGCCCAGTGCCGAAGTGTTTCGCGCTACGATCTGGGACAACAAATACATGCCTCCCGAGCAGATCGAAAAGAATGTCAAAGCCTGGAAGTCGATGGGTGAAGATGTGTACCTACAACGCGCCAAAGGCATCATGTCGATGGACGCGAGGCAGATGTACCCAGCCTTCAACCGCATCGTGCATTCGCTACCGAAAGACGGCATCCAAGAAGTCCTCAAGATCTTAAGGAACCGAGGCTGGCAACCGCCAGAGGATTGGTGCCGATACACAAGCACTGACCCTGGTCACTCGATCTGTGCCGTGTCGTTCTTTGCGATACCGCCACCACACATCTACGGTCGGTTCGTCATTCAGTACGACGAGCTATACATCAGGATGTGTAACGCCATGATGTACGGCGAGCAGATGTTCAATAAGGTTGGGCGGGTCGGAGTTCAGGCTCACATCATCGATGAACATATGGGCAGGCAGACTCAGATGGGCAGCGGTATCACGGTCAAGAAACACTACAGCGATGCCCTGCGACACCACAATGTAAAGTCATACGGAACCGGCTACGACTTCATCGCAGGCTGCGACGATGTTATGGCTCGCTGCACGGCGGTGCGTGAGTGGCTGACGATCCGAGGCGACTCAGGGCTCCCCACCTACATGGTCGTTGGCGGCAACTGCCCGAACACCCTGCGTGAATTCCAAAACTACAACAAGAAGGTTCGCAACGTCTCAGGCACGATTGTTATTGAAGATCGACCCGAGCCAAAGAACAACCACTTGATGAATACGATTGAGTATGCGGCAGCTCATGCTTTGCCGTGGATAGCCCCCCCTGCTCCCGAGATGTCGAAGTCACCATTTCAGAAATGGCAAGATCGAAAGAACCTCGAACGAGCGAACCGAGGAAACAAAGGTCCGCTCGCGAAGATGTTTGAAGAAACCGATCATGTTACCCTTGGACCCCGTGGAGCGTAACGCGAAGGAAGAATGATGCAAAGTTTAGCCGACATGGAACGAGAAGATCGCGACATCCAGAACGAAGCTCGCGCTGCTCAGGTTGCCAAAGAGAATGCGTATGTAATGCCGACCGATGTCCTTGAGGGCGATCACGTCATGATCGGTCAGCAGGGTATCCGAGGCATGATCCTTGGTGCAGTGGAGGATGTTCGTGGGAACCACTTGACTGTGATCATCCCAGGACCGAAGCGTCTGTCGGACATTCGACACTACGAGGATCCGATCCACGACAACCCTGACCGTCGCGATGCGATCCAGGGGTATTGGGTCCACACGCCGTCCACACTCAAGGGCCGTGCCGATGCTGCGGTGATGAGCGAGCGTATCGCTGCTCTGGAGCGTTTGGTCGAAACACTACAGATCCCGCTGCCAGAGAAGCCAAAGAAACAATCCGACCCTGAACTCGCAGCGTTGCGTAAGCGAGCCAAGGAACTGAAGATCCCCAAAGCACATCTGCTCGGGAAGAAAAAACTCCAACTTGCACTAGGTGAAATCGATGCTACCTAATGGAATGGATCATCCCCTTGGGACACTGTGCCAAGCGTGGCTTAACCTCATGCACATTGCTGAGGACGACAAAGAAGAACGCTTTGGGCGGTACGCCAAGGAAGCGATGATGTTCTACGATGGGGATCACAATGCCATGTGGTCGAGGGAGTACTCCGCAGGACGTGGAGGCTACCTCGACGCCAAGGCTCCCGAGTCGGTCAAGCCGATGTTCCTGTCGTCGACTAACAAGGTATCGGAGATCGTACAACTCTTTCTCCCACGCCTCATCGCTCGAGATCCGCATGTCACTGTATCACTCCCAACGCAGGAGAATGTCCACCCTGCTGCGTTGGGAGATATGAATGACCCCATGTTTCAACAGCAGTATCAGATGTTGATGCAACGTGCAGGTATGCAGCGAGCCCAGCAGGAAACACACGCCGACATCCGCATGCGACTATTGAATTGGTTGCAGGTAGAGGGACGTAAGAAGGTCGAAGCGCGTGAAGCGATGACAGAAGCATTGGTGAAAGGAGAATCACCACTTTGGACTGAAATGTTCAACCCTCCTGGCTCCGAATTACGATATCCCAAATCATTCCACGACTCGGTCGATAACCTGCTCAAGGATCCTGACGCCCGCAAGAGAAGCGACATGAAGTGGGTCGCCCGCAAGTGCTGCCACCCTATCTGGGAAGTCGCCCGAGAGTACGGAATCGATCCCAAGATTCTGCGAGGCAACGGCAAGAGCAAACGCAACAGCGCGTTTATGGCTACGAGACATGGCAACGAGTCGGATAAGTCTGGCGCTGGAACAAACGACACAATCGAATACTACAAGATCTATTCAAAATGCGGACTCGGTGGTCGAATCCAAACGTACAGCAACGGTGACGAGAAGCTGAAGGATGCTCTCGAACAGTTCGGCGACTACTGCTTCCTGGTCGTTGCACCTGGCGTAAATTTCCCCTTGAACATGCCGCCCGGTACAGCACCTGAAGAAGTATCAGAGAAGGTGCAGTGGCCTATTCCGTTTTGGACTGACGGTGGCTGGCCGTTCGAGTCTTTAGGCTTCACCAACAAACCAAACGATGTCTGGTATATCAGCATCGTCAAGCCGGCAATCGGTGAACTCCGATTCATAAATTGGGCGATGTCGCACCTCGCGACAAAGGTCGCACAAGCCGGTACTATACTCGCGATCAAGGAATCTGCAGGCGAAGAGTTCGAGAAGCAGTTCATGGAGCGTCATGGTCCGTACACGGTCATGAAAATCAAGGAGATCACGGGATCTCTGCGCGATAACGTCGAGGTATTCAACCTGCAAGCCTTCAACGGCGAGTTGATCCAGGTTGTGCAGATGGCGATGGAGCAATTCGACAAACGAACCGGTCTGATTGAGTTGATGTACGGAATTAGCAGTGGTCCGAACGCTAGATCCGCCGCAGAGTCCAATGATCGCTCCGCAAACGCCACAATTCGCGTCACAGACATGCACGATCGCACCGAAGACTGGCTTTCCAACGTATTTCGCAACGAAATGGTGGCTGCAGCCTGGAATTTGGAAGGAAAAGACATCAAAGGGCCGGTCGGCGAGCTTTCTGCACACATTTGGGACACACAAATGCGTACG